CGACAGATTAGACACTATCCATTATATTCATAAGTTGGCAGAAGCTAGAGTTGGCGAGGGATATTCTGTTATTTCTGGATGTGATGTTCATGAAAAAGGAATTCCAGATATGGATGTAGTAGTAGATTCTGGCGAAATTTTTTATGGAGATGTCTATAAGACTGTTGCAGGAAATAATGTTACAATTTCCGCTGCGGATGAAACTAATGACAGAATAGATGTTATTTATATAGATAGTTCTGGTGTTGCGCAAGTTCATACTGGCGATGCTCTTGCAATAAGTGATCCGTTAGGAAATGCCGTTTGGACTCAGTTCGAACAACCATATCCCAAAACAGGGTGTCCTGCTGGTGTAATTATTGCATTGGTTTATGTACCAGCCAACGATACGGCAATTGGAAACGCACAAATTGAAGATATTGCACAATATAATATTAGAAAACATGCAATAGATTCTGTTGTTGAACATACTGGTGTGAGCGGGGCAACTGAAAATAATTTTGTAAGTTTTGATGCGAATGGACTTCCTAAAGATTCTGGTCATAAGGATGCCGATTATGAAGATGCTGGAGCAGTGAGTGGGCACGAGGGAACGTATTCACATTCTTTAATTGCTAATCATGGTACAAGACACGTTACGGGCGGAGATGACGAAATCGACGGCGATAAATTGGATATAGACTGGAATCCATCAAATTATACTCCATCAGATACTCCAACAGAAGCTACTAGTGTAGATAATTTGACCGCGCACTTATACGGAATAGATCAAAAATTAGCTACATCGACATTACAAGCTACAGTTTTTGGAACGGTATTAGCAGAAAATACTGCAATTATTTTAGATCCTGCATTATCAGCAGATGGTAAATATTCTGGAATAGTTGAAACTGGTGTCGCTGGTACAACTTTGGCATTCGGCGACGTGATCTATCAGGCCGTAGCAGACGACCGATGGGAGCTGGCTAAAGCCGACGCAGCCGCCACCTCGGCCCACCGGCTGGGGATATGCGTCCAGGTAGCGGCGGGCGACGGTTCGGCGACTACCATCCTTCTCATCGGGAAGGTTCGGGCCGACGCAGTGTTTCCAACTTTCACAAAATATGCGCCAGTGTATATTAGTAGTGCAACTGCCGGAGATTTATCAAGCACGGCACCATCGAAAGCTACGGGGCACATTGTTCGATGCGTTGGGTGGGCGATATCTGGCGATGAATTATGGTTCCAGCCAGACGGAACATGGTTAGAATATGTGTGAGGTCGAAAAATGGCAGAAGAAGACCTGACGACATACACTGTATCAGATCCAAAGAGTAATCTTGATGTTTCTTCGGATACAATCACCGTTACTACTGCTAAACGAAATGAAGATTATTATGTCGTAAAAGATTTTGGTGCTGATTATTTTAACGGTCTTGATATCGATTTTCAATTGCATCACTTGAGTACATCAACTGAGGGAAGTTTACTGGGCGCATTAGGATTATCTAATACATTAAAATATCAAGACATGTGGGGCGAAACTACAAGCATTTTTATTTGCACAGTCGAAACGACTGAATCGACCCGTGAAATGAGGTTATATCGAGGATATGACTCAGCGATGGATAGTATTTCTATATCCGCTGACAGGACTTATTACTGCACGTTGAGTAGATCTACGTCTAGTGATACGGTAACTGTATCGATATATAGAGATAGTGATCGGACATCATTGTTTGGTACCCTAGAATTAAGCGGGTTCGGTACTGGGACAAAATATCGATACTTTTATGCGGCGGTGTCTCGATATTCTAATAGTACAGCATCTGCCAGCGGATATATTGCACATATTGAAATTAACGATGAGTTTCAGTTATCTAAAATCTATGGAGTTACCGTCGGGGATATATCCAAAATTGGTCCGGTGAGCCTAGGCGATATAACAAAAATCAACGGGATCGAGATATGAGATTTATGGCCATATAATTTTTTTTCGCATATTTTTATCTAAAATTTAATATAATAATATTCTCATAAAAAGAGCGTAAACTATAAATACCAGAAGCGATATAATGGGGGATGCCGCAGTGCGAAGCGGCGAGGAAATAACATGAGTTCAGTACTAAATAAGAAGTGGACAGTAGAGGGGCAAGCATCGAAATATCCGATTGGCGGAGAGACGGTTTCTCTAGTTTTTCGGGACGTTGAACTTACGGAAAAAGTTTGTAAAGTGATGGAAAAGGGAATTGCAAACAAGAAGTATGAAGACCTTTCGTCTGCAAACAAACAGTATGTAGACGGAATCGATAAGCTGATGTCCTACAATGGAGAATGGGAAATTCCAAAGTTTGTTGACCGATACCGATTTCTGTTTGATTGTGCTGAATTTCCGGACTGGACAAATGCTTTTATCGATATAGAAATCCCAGAAGGAAAAAATCTGATGTACGCAAATGGTAAATTTGCAAAGTGGATTTATCCGATAACGGGAAGGGCAATTCAGCCCGGCGAAGATGTAGCAATTACGGACTTTATCAATGTTGGGGATAAGTTCGTTGGAACGGTACTAAATAGAAACGGATGGGTGTCTCTTGATCCGAAGAGCATTAGAAAATTTGAGAAAGTGATGATTTCGATTGACGACGTACCAATTGAACTTGTGGCGTCACTTTTAGTAGTGAAAAATGCTGGAAACGTCACAAAGAAAGAACTTCAGGAATATCTTGCTGGAGTAGAATATCCTGAGACGTTTGCGGAAGATTACAAGAGACTTATAGATGAGGGATTTGTAGAGTACGTTGATGGAAAAATTGTTCTGAATGTTAAATTTGGAGAGTAAATCTCTCCTTAAAAATATTTTTGGAGTTATGATAATGAAACATGTTGTTAGCAACCGGGATTGTAACACGATAAATGATTTCGAGATATCGCGAGATATGTTGGAACATGGAAAAATTTTAGCGTTCGCAGATTATGATGGAATTTGGGTTCTTTCAAAAGTTGGTTCCGATGGTTGGGTGTTTACATTGTTTGGAACAGCGATGCATTTCTCAAACATTAACACTATAGAAAATACTATTAAATATATCTTATCACATAGTAAAGATCTGATTTTATTCGATAGCATTACAGAATTCTTTAAGTGGGCTCTTGAACAGTCTACTTAAAAATATTTTTTTGAGGTTATAAAATGGCCGTGATTAACAATCCATATTTGGAACCGCTGCGAATCAGTATTTACGGAAGATCGAAAGTCGGAAAAACGACGTTAGCAGCGGGAATTCCGGGATGTCATGTACTAAATTTTGCAAATGTTGAAGTGGAAGATTTGCAGAAAGTTACTATCAAAGCACATGGTGGGGATTCGTTTGTAGCTTGTGAGAAGTTGGCAGATGCTGGAAAATTCGATATGAATAACTATCATTATATTGTTGGGTGGTCGGATTATAAAGCAACTGTCGGAAAAATTGTAAAGAGTCTGCCGAAGAGAGAATCGAGTGATCCGAGACCGTGGATTATTTATGATGATACAACGAATTTTCGGATGATGGCTAGAGTCCAGTACGAAGATGAGAAAAATAAAGTTCCCGGAAAGATGCAATGGGGGCTGATTTCACAGGACCAGATTAAGACACTGAATTTTGTGAATGAACATATGAATATTGTGTTGGTTCATGAAACGAAAGACGAGTATGTTGGGGGAGAAGCGACTGGAAAAGTAATTCCGGCATATTTTCCGAATGTTGCCGAGGCGACGTATCAAGCAAAGATTTTTGGAGAGTTGTATATAGAGAATCGGAAACGATATTTCCGAGTAGACGGAATGGCGTATGGAGACTATTGTGATCCGTCGTTTGATCCTGTAATTGAAAATCCGGACATGTTAGAGATTTTTAGAAGATGTGAACTTCCGAAAAAATTTTGGCCCGTTGAATGGCAACAGTTGAAAGATCCGGTGGAAATATGACCGAACTTAAATGTTTTAAATGTGATGGGTGCGGAAAAATTATAGAATCTGCCAAAGATAGTTATAAAATAGTGATGGTAGGAGAAAAATATTATACAGGTCCTGGAAATTCTGACTATGACCAAAAGGTGAAAAAGTTAGATTTCTGCGAGAGATGCGCTCGAAATATCAAAACGTCGTTGGAAAATATTTCGAAACGTGGTGTGCATCTATGACACGACTAAAATTTTTTGAATTAACTAATTATGGAAGTGTCATTATGTACACTTTTCATAGGGATGCATTGGAGGAGATGGCAGAATATCTTAAGCAAAGATGGAAAGATAAATATGTGCAATCAGAAAAGAATTGGATGAAACTTTCGGTTAAAACTGAGAAAGACGGCGAGATGTTACTTAACAACGAAGATTTCCGGAGAGTTCTTTATGGCGAGTAAGACGCACACTTATCAAGATATTGATCAGTTGAGATGCCCGAATTGTTCTACGAAGTTGGGAGAAGACGATTATATTTTTGATGGTACTGGGGTTAACAGATTATATAATTGTTCCGAGTGTAATTTAGCAGTGAAAGTCCAGATATTGCAGAGTCCGAGAGTAGAATTGATCTATTAATATTTTTTTATAGTGAAGAAATCGAGGGAAAAGTATAAGTAGGATGATAGCATCAGTATAGCAGAGGGATTTAGATTGAAAACGCGTAGAATGAAGATATCTGATATCATTATTAGTGATAGATTGCGAAGTATCGATGAAAAAAAAGTGGCAGAACTTGCTAAAAGTATTGAAGAAATTGTGTTAATACTTGGGAATGGTAAAAAATGATTGTCATTGATTCTAGGGAAAAATTCAAGGAAGAAATTCGTGAAAAACTTGTGAAGAAATTACCAGAAGTTCCGGTTAGAATTAAGAAAGTTAAATATGGCGATTATTATATTCGTAGGGCAGATAAAAGTGAAATTTGGATTGAACGCAAGTCGTTAGCTGATATTGGCAATCAGAAAAACTTGGGAGTGATGTTAAAGAGGAACGAGAAAGCGAGAGAAAACTGTGAAAATTTCTTTTTGATGATAGAGTGGGGCGATCCGAAAACGTATATTAAAGATGGGTACGTATTTACTCATATTAAAAGTGGAAAAGTTTTGCCGTCGATGTCATTAAGTCAGTTGAATGCAGCCCTGTTTAAGCAATGTGAGAAGGGGATTCCAATTCTTTACAGTTACAATATTGATGATAGTATAAATTGGATAGAGTATTTGTGGACGGTTGGAATTGGGGAACAAGATTGGTATTGCCGGAAAAGTCCGATTTCTATCTTGAATAATATTTATGGAGTTGGTCCAGTGAAAGCAAAACAAGTGTTGCAGAAATATGGGAGTGTTGGTGAAGCCATGATGAATTGCAGGGAGTGGCTACCAAAGAGAAGTATGGAGTGGCTATTTTGAATTTCTATTATGTGAAAGAGGGGCGACTTTCCGAGAAAGATTTGGCAGAAATGGAAGATGCTCTTGTTGTAGGATTTATTAATAATTTGGGAATGCAGAATGAGAAGATTGCGGATATGAATATGGTAGCGGCTAATAAGAAAGCTATTGAAGAATTGAAGAGATTTTTTAGGGAGCGATAATTGAGTAGAGACTGTGGAGAAAATCGATTGAGAGAATATTTATAAAAATGTGTAGATAAAATGGCACAAACTATAAATAGTATGGGGTCGCAATATGGGATGGATTTCCGAGTTTAATATGTTTGAAAACTCTGTTAGAGATCTTATAGAGTTTTTAAAAGAGAATTGGTGGCATTGGTCGAAAGATTTTTGGAATGAAGAAACGAGAGAATTAGAATTGCATACGTGGGGGTGGTCCGGGAACGAAGAACTGGTGAAAGAACTGGAGAATACATTTTTTTGGACAGTTTGTTGGGTTAAATCGGAACGCGGAGGGCATTACTTGTTTAAAATTCCTGAGAAGTATTTGGAGAGATAACTTATGTCAGATATAGAAGAAGTTAAAGATAGGATAAATCGCGATGTTTCTATATATTTGCGTGAGAAACACTTAATTTGTGCAAAGTGGGAATTGCAGGATAAATGTGAAAAAATAAATGATGATGATTGTAGAATTGCACCAGCCGGATTAGACTATGAAATATATAAGAGAGATGCAACACGGTGGTTATGGGAAAAAGTTGCGAATGGAACTATTGAAATTCCTTATGGAGAAATTTATGATAATATTATAGATGAAATAGAATTTAAATATTTGAATCCACAATATAGGTAAAAATATGACATCGGAAATTCCTTATGATTGTTTTGTGAGAGACGAGAACGGGTCCATAAAGAAATTGGCGAGAGTTAACTTTGTAAATTTTTTGAGAGAGCAAGTCCCAATGTTTTCTATCAACGGGACTATATTTCTTTATAATGAGGGAATTTATAGGGAGGATCTGAAAGCGCAACAACTGAGTGCGATAGTGGCAAAGATGATTCATCAGAGCGGATGTTTTAATACACAAATGATGAAAGAAATTGTGAATGATGTGAAGAGTTTGACGTTAATTGATGCGGAGAAGTTAAATAAAAATCCTAATATAATTTGTTTGAAGAATGGACGGTATCATCTTTGGGAAGATTCTTTTGAGGAGTATAATAGTGAAGAAGTAGAAGCGGTTTTACTGAAGAAATGGATTGATGGAGGATGTGAAGACGAATTTTTCATAAGTAATATTAAGATTCCGGTAGTGTTTGATCGGGAAGCGAAATGTCCGAACTGTGATAAATTTATTACAGAAGTTACTAAAAATGAAGAATATGCGAAAAAATTAATGGAGTGGATTGGCTATAGTTTGTATTATGATAATCAGTTGCAGAAAATTTTGATTGTGTTGGGCAGTGGGGGAAATGGAAAGGGAGTCCTGTTGAGACTTTGGGAGAAATTTATTGGGACTGAAAATTGTTCTGCGGTGACTATGGGAACGTTGGCCGGAACGAGATTTGCGGGATATGAATTGTTTAAGCACCCGTTATTGAATTTGGTGGGAGATCAGGGACGCAACCCGATTCCTGATACTGGAACTTTGAAGAGTCTTTCCGGCGAAGATTTGATAACAGTAGAACAAAAATATGGTCAAAGTTTTGGATTTCGCTATAAAGGAAAGTTGGTATTTTCGATGAACGAAATTGCGAAAGTGGACGATGCAACCGAGGGATGGTTACGGCGGAATGATATTATTAAGTTTAAGAAGAAGTTTCGAGAAGATAAAGATCCGAACATTGTGAAAAAGTTAACGACTGACGAAGAACTTTCTGGATTATTTAATAGAGTTATACCGTTGCTGAGAGAGTTATTGCAGCGGGGAGGATTTACTTGTGAAACGCCGATGGAATACGTGAAAGATTTGTACGCGACTGCGTTTCAGTCTGTCAGAGCTTTTGCGGAAAGTGAGTTGGAAGTTACGCCGGACGGTTCGGGAAGTTTTATTGAGAAAGATAATTTGTATGAAAGTTACAAGATATTTTGCAAGAGATTGTATGTGCGACCGTTGCAGACTCATAAAGCGTTCCGGAATGCACTTCAGGAAGTTTTTGATGATGATGTAGTTTATCGGCGGCGGTCTGTTAATGGAATCAATGTAACCGGTTGGGAGAACCTAAAGTATTTGGAGAAGTAATCATGTTGGAACTTAATAAAGTTTATTGTGGAGATTGCTTGGAACTTATGCAAGAAATTGATGATAAAAGTATAGATATGGTTCTTTGTGATTTGCCATATGGAACGACTGCATGTAAATGGGATGTTATTATTCCCTTTGATTTATTATGGAAACAGTATGAGAGAATTATTAAAGATAATGGTGCGATGGCATTCAATGCATCGCAGCCATTCACTAGTGTTTTAGTTAATAGTAATATATCACACTATAAACATCATTGGATATGGCTAAAAAATCGTGGAACTGGCTTTCAAGTTGCAAAATATAGACCCATGATGAAAACCGAGGATATAATAGTATTTTGTAATAAAACGTTAAAATATAATCCTCAAATGATTCCATTAGATAAACCGAGAAAATATAAATCCGCTAGCAATACAAATGGGACTAACCCTTTGGCGCATTTCAATAGTTTTACATATGAAGTTACTGAAAAATATCCTACAAATGTTATAGAAGTGAGTAAAGTAGCAAAGCCATTACATCCAACCCAAAAACCTGTAGAACTCTGTGAATATCTTATTAAGACTTATACAAATGAAGGAGAACTTGTATTAGATAATTGTTGTGGAAGTGGTACGACCGGAGTTGCAGCAAAGAATTTACATCGGAATTATATTTTAATAGAAAAAGAGGAGAAGTATTGCCGAATTGCGGAAGAGAGATTGCAAAATTGCGGCAAAGTGTAAAAAAATCCGAAAAAAACAAAAACAATTTGTGGCGTGGAGTACTTCACCTAACAAACTGCTGGAAATTTGGAGGTAAGACGCATCAATATGGCAAAAATAGAGAGAGATTCTTGACAACTTGGGTAGACCCTCCATTAATTTATTTTAAATTTCTTTAGGAGAAAAGATATATAAAAGAGTTAGACTCAGTTTTTTTGGAGGGAGCAATCCCAGAGTTAAATCAAGTAAACTTTACTTGGAGAGTCACGCCATTTTTTTATTTTGAATTTCTTTTGGAGAAAAGATATATAAAAGAGTTGAGAACCAAAAAATTGGAGTTGGAAACATGAATCCATCAATTTTTATAGCAATTCCCCACAAAGGAAATATACGATTCGATCATCTGCCGAATATCATCGAGTGGAGTAAAAAATATCCGATTGCCCTCGGTGCATCTACAATGTATCCCATTGCGGGAGCACGGAACGAACTGGTAGAGTTCTTCCTGAAAACCGCATGTACACACATATTATTTTTAGACAGCGATACTATAATGCCCAGAGACGGGCTCCCTAGATTGCTTTCTCATGGAAAAGACGTAATTTCCGGCATCTATGCTCTTCGAGTGGGGGAACAAAAGATAGCCGTCTCAGCGTGTCGCGCAACCCACTCAAATCCACCCTACGAAACTATAAAAATTCCCCAAGAGTTATCAAAAGTCGATGCCGTTGGAGCCGGATGTTTACTTGTTAAGCGTAACGTTTTTAACCGAATCAAGAAACCGTTTTTTAATTCCACATCCGAAGACTTTTACTTTTGCGAAAATTGTAGAAAGCACGGAATTGACATTTGGATAGATCCCACTATAAAAGCTAAACATTTTAAAGAGATAGCAATCGAGTTACCGTAAAGTATTTATAGTATGGGGTTCATTAATAACCTATGAAAAGATGTACCAAATGCGGAAAACTTAAATCAGAATCAGAATTTTATAAGGATAAATATCAAGAAAGCGGTTTAAGATCGCGATGTAAAGTATGCATATTAGAAGATAATCATAAATGGCATTTAAAAAATTTGGAGAGACACCGAGAAATGCTTAGAAATAATTACTATAAAAATGGAGGAAGATCTCAAGAAGAAAATAAAGATTGTTCTAATTATTTAGGATGTTGTATTAATGAACAAATATTAAAACATGTTATGCCAAACGCAATTTTAATGGATAATTGCAATCCAGGATATGATTTAATATGCGGCAAGGGGTATCTAGTAGATGCTAAATCATCCACGTTATTACATAACGAACATAAAAATCCATATTGGCATTTTAATATACGAAAAAATAAAATTCCTGATTATTTTTTGTTGACTGCATATAAAGATAGAGAATCGTTAGAAATATTGTATATGTGATTAATTCCAGGAAAAGATATTAATAATAGATCGGGATTATCAATTTCAGAAAAATGCACATCTAAGTGGGAGAATTATAAAATAGACCATATAAATGCAATAAATTATTTACATACCATAGAATTACCCGACGGAAAAGCTTAAATAGTAGCATCGCCTAGTATAGAGTATGGGAAAAATCGTATTGGATCTGAACGGGGAACAGGGAAACGCATTTTTTATTATGGGAGTAGTCCGGGGATATCTAACTAGAATCGGTAAACGGGAACTCCAAAAAGAATACCTTGATAAAGCCATGTCGGGAGATTATAATACTCTCTTGGATGTTTCTCAAGAATATTGCCCGGAAATAGTATATAAGAACAGATGAAATTTTTCTTTTTATATTTTCTTGGAGATCTTAACATGGAAAACTACCGAAAAATCAAACAAGAGATGAAAGAACTCTATGAGAAGATAACTTCAGAAGAAAATACCAAAAGTGACATTGACAAATATTTTGAATTGAAAGACCAACTCCAAACTGCAGCAGACGAATATAAATTGCAATCCGAAGATATTACAGATTCTTGGATTGTTGCAACATCTATAAATTCTGGCTATTATCATACTCAAGGATTCGGCGCTACGAAATATGCAAGAGGAGATATAAAATTGGCCCAATTAAAATTTCAACAGTTGGATATTCCATCAGAAATTGAAGAAAGTTCGTGGTGCTACAATAAAAAGAATTGGGGAAATTGGTATACGGAAAATCGCCACAAAACTTTTACATTAATTGTACAATGTTCTCAAGAATTAGCCAACTTAGTTTTATTGAGATCGATACCTATGAACGATTATGTAAAATGTTGCGAAGAAAATCAAACAAATCCGCTGGTATATTAACTAGGAGAGTGGCAAAAGATGATAATTAGCGACATAGTTTTCAAGAAAGACATATATAGAACTGAAGATAATAACCTGGTAGCAATCCGAGAAGATAAAACAAGTGCAACAGTAATTCCTCTAAAATCTGCTCCGAAACATATTAATGAACTTATAAAAACCGACTGGAAACTTATAGCAAAATTCGATACTACATATTCCGATCTTCGGTGGAATATCAAGAAAGTTACTAACAATTTCGCATTTGGACCAATTAGATTTTCAGAAAATAATAATAAATGTCGCATGGAAACAATTCATAGGCACGTTGATTTATATAATTCCGAAATTATTAACATGGAATTTCCCATAAGGTTTAGTCCGATGCTTATCTGGGACGAACTCGAAAACAATTTTATTGAAGAAGATACAGAAATAACTTGTGAAATATATAAACATCCTCATGATAACAACGGCGGGATTCTCAAAATACAATTCCCGGAATACTATATTATAATTGCATCTTTAAGAGACGAATGACCGAAAACTATAAATAAGATAAAAACCATTAGTAGGTATCGCATTGGAGGATTGAAACATGTTTAAAATCGGAGACGAAGTCTTGATAAGTCGCATCGGCGGATATCCGTGGGTCAAATATATGGATTGCATGGTAGGGTATCGCGGTCAGATTATGGAAATTGTCGAGGAATCCAATCGTACGGGATCGAGAAGCGGATTTTCGTATAAGGTTGTGACGAATCATCCAGACGATATTAGAGCAAATAACGGATATTGGTATCCGGCAGAATCTCTTGAAAAAATTTAGGAGATTTAAACATGTGCAGATTTGTCCAAACGGTCAACAGTAACGGTGAGCAAGTAGTGTACCAACTTCCGGAATTTGTAAAACTTTCTAAAGTGAATTTTTCCGAAATTTCCGACATTACAGATGTTATTCCATCGTTCCCAGTTTACGATGATGGCCGACTAATTCCAGAAAAATCTATAGATGTTGTCGGGTCTCACGCATGGATAGCTGCGATGGTCCAGAAACCAGAATCCACTATTAAAAAATATTTACTAAGAATGGAACGATCCGGCGAACTTAACAGAAAATGGGTCCGAACGTCTCCTACGACAAAATGCTACAGTTACTTTAAGCCAGCGTTCTCCCCCGAGGAAAAACAAATTATGGGAAAGACAGAAGCGTTCTACGAAATCATTTACAGGAAACTTCCTTCAGAAAATCCTGCAGATGATTCCGATGAAAAATATGGGATTGGTCGAATTCATCCACTGCTTAAATCTATGGGATTTCAATATGATTATACCGAAATTAAAATCATGATGGAAATTCTTTACAAGATGGGTGCAGTAGATCGACGGCTATGTTTTGTCACGAAAGCACCATTTCAGACGTATTGGAGTAAAAAAACTCCTGAAGAATTTTCCAAAACGTTGAGTAAATATTATTCGAAATAGATAATAGTAATATTTTTTTTTTCAATTTTTTTAAATATGGAAGTGATTTTATAGTTAACGTATACACAAAACCATTGATTGAAGATGAAGAACCGTTGAAAAAATGTTCAAAATGCGGAGAATGGAAACCGATTTCAGAATTTAGTAAAGATAAATGTTCAAAAGATGGATTACATTCACGGTGCAAAATGTGCAAGAAAGAATACTATGAAAATAATAAAGAAAAAATACTAAAACAAAAAAAAGAATATTATGAAAATAATAAAGAAAAAATACTAGAACAACAAAAAGAATACCGTGAAAATAATAAAGAAAAAATAAATAAACAACAAAAAGAATACTATGAAAATAATTATGTTCGTAGATGGTGTTCTAGCACCATAAACAAACACAAAAACAGGAGTTACATTGTTAATATAACTTTTGATGAACTATATAATATAGTTAAAGATAAACCATCGTGTGAAATTTGTGGAAAAGAATTAGAATGGTATTCAACAGGAAAGGGCAAAACCACTAATTTATCACCATCATTAGATAGAAAAAATAATGAAAACGAAATAAATAAAGATAATATTTCGATTCTTTGCTATAAATGCAATGCTAAAAAAAATAGTGAATCGATAGAAGAAAATGTAATATGGTGCAAACAATTTATAGAATACGCTAATAATATATTAGGAGATAATTAAAATGGTTCGCGCAATCAGCCGAGAAGGTTCACATTTTTACCGAGTAAATGGAATAGAAATCCCATCAGTAACCACAATTCTCAAACCACTTTCACCATATTTTAACGAGAAACCATCAACGAATGATAATAATACATTCAAAAATATATATGCTAATATAGGAACCTACATCCATTTTAACATTCTTAAACAGTTCGATAAAATTGATCCTCCAGAAGAAGAACTTCCTAATATTCCTTGGGTCACAGAGAAAATTTTAAACAGCATGAAACAATGGAACAATTTTGTAAAAGATCATGAAATTGAAGTACATGCAGTTGAACAATTTGTTTATTCTGGAGGGATTTATCCATTCGCCGGTCGTCTTGATATGATCTGTGATATTGACGGGAAACGGTGCATCTTGGATATCAAGACAGGGAATGAGTACGAATATTATGATTATCAGCTGGCGGCGTATTGGGGAATTGCAAAATCCGATAAATTAATTACAGATGGAATACTTCTATATATTTATGCTCATCCCAAAAAAAATCCTGATAATATATATCGAGAAGTTTGGTATGATATAGACGAATTAAATAAAAATAATTATTATTTTATGTGCTATGCTAAGGACTGGTACGATTCCAAGAACGGGCCGAAAGTTATATAAACTAGTAATGCCTATAGGTAGCTTGGAGGAAAACTAACATGGGAAAAGAAGATTGCCCTACATATGCAGAAATTGAAACATGTTTAGAGTGTCCAGCATACTTAGACACTATAAGAATGAGACGAGTAAACAAAGATGACTGGGAAGAGATACCAGGAACCGAAGTCCGGCATTGTTCCAAGAAATATTTTTAGGAAGTGATTCTAATGGCAAAAATACGAGGATATCGAGGGAGAAATCCAAATTCAAAAATGCCAATGCTGGCACGTATCGAAAATCACCTCCAAAATTGCGGCGTGCGATATCGTCACGTCCATTTATCACATTTTGGAGGGATTAGTGAAGTTATGGTGGTATTCAAGCAACATAATACTATCGATGACATGGAAGTCGGGATGAAAGCTTTGCAGGAAGTTATAACAGAGAAGTACTCTAAGTTATGTGTAGTCCAAAGTCCCGGAACCGATAGAACTTTAGAAATATGTTGCGAAGTGATTTGATGAAGATCCAGAACAATACCAATATAATTTACTTTTTTGCCACATACTTAAAATTTTTCGAGAATGCTGATATAGAACTCGAAATGATGAAAGTGATATAGAATGTTTTTTTATATAGACGATAATTATGTTATGCAGGTATTGTTTATATCTGATTATGGATATCATATAGAATGTAGAATATGTTTTGGAATCGATGGCACAGGTATAGTAGCATTTGGTTATTTGGGAAGTTACTATTAGAATGTTAAAACCGGAGAGAATAATAAATGTATATATCAATACAAAATAATTTTGTAAGACAATTACTATTATTGCCCGATTGTGGTTATCATATAGAGTGTTTTATAGATTTCTTTGATGAACAAACTTTAGAATTGGCAGAATTAACATTTAGATACTTTAGTAAAGGTGATGTAAATTGAGACTTAGAGATGTAACAGTATTAACTAGTGATGGAAGAATTGCAAAGTTTGATCAAAATTATATTATTAAACAGATAAAAAGAGATGCTAAAGCCGCAAACATCCAGATATCAGACGAAGAAATTAATAATCTTTTGTCGAAAATTAAAACGCAATTGCGGAAGTTGGATATTGATCAGCTTACCGGATCAATTATTAGGGGAGTTGTTAACGATATTCTCATTAAAAATAACTATTCAAATATATATAAATCTTCTGTAAAAAATGGTATTCCCCTTAGTGATTATATTGAGTATATGAAAGGAAATGGTAAAGATCAGAGAGAAAATGCTAATCAGATGATCGGCCCGGAAACAGATCATAAATGGATTGCAGACAGAACTATGAAAGAAATGGTTATGAATTTTTTGCCGGAACACTTATCAAAATTACATATAGATGGTACTCTGCATTGTCACGACATGGAATATTTTTTAAGAAGACCGTTTTGTTTTGATTCGGATTTAAGATATATATTTTATTATGGTCTTTTATCAGATGGAAGTGGAACACATACTCCATATGCAGGACCGGCAAAACATCCAGAAACCGCTATATTACATGCATGTACGGCACTCGGATCACAACAAACGTGCTTTGCCGGCGGCCAGGGATATCAAAATTTCTTATTATTCTTAGCTCCATATATGGCAGGGTTATCATATGAAACGATTAAACAACACTTGCAAATGTTTGTATTTCAGATGGGGCAAATGATTGTTGCCAGAGGCGGACAGGTTATATTTTCATCAATTCAATTAATGCCAGGAGTTCCAAAAATCTGGAAAGATAAACCTGTTGTAGCATATGGCAAAATTTGGAATGGTAAACAAGAAAAATTGTGGACATATGGAGAACTGGAACGAGAAGTTCGTTTAATGTATGAAGCCATAACCGAAGTATATATGGAAGGAGATTATAATGGTAAACCACACTCGTTTCCAAAATATGAGATGGTACTTAGAAATGAATTCTTAAAAGATGATGTATATAACAATTATTATGAAGATGCAAAATCATATAAGGAATTATATTTAAAATCTTTTATGTTAGCAGCTAAATTTGGAACTCCATATATTGATAATCAGTTGCCTCCATATAGAGACGTAGAAAATGGTATAAGTTGTTTCCAATGTTGTGCTTATTCATTTGGAGCAAACAAAGATACTATGAAAAATTTTGATAAGAAATTAATATTTGAAGACGGAGAACATTTTTCTCTTGGATCAAAACAAGTAGTTTCAATTAATTTACCGCAATTAGCATATAAATCAGGAAATGATTATGACTTACTTATGAAAAACACTAAGAAAGTTATAGATGCCGCAGTCGAGATATTTTGTATAAAAGAAGATTTATTGAATAGATCATATCTTCCATTTTCTTATCAAACTCCGGTAGATCCAAATGATAGTTCTAAAAGGGGACCACCATTTGTAGATCTGGACGATTTGCCATATGTAATCGGATTAGTTGGATTAAATGAGTGCATAGAGTACTTATATAAGTTGCCAATGCATGAAACAGAAGATGGGTGGTTATTTGGATTACAATATGTTACAGACATAAAGCAATATATTTTAAGTTTAGACACTCCGTTTATTGTATCCCTTGCGAGAACACCTGCAGAAAGTACCGCGCAACGATTTGCAATATGTGATTGTTTTAATATTAATGACAATATAAAAAATGCCGCGCGGTCAGTAGTAAAAGGAGATTTAAATTTAGCAATAAATACATTCGGAAATACTTCCGATTTGCCTATATATTATTCGAATGGAACGCATGTAGATGTTGCAGCTAACATAAATATATTTGAAAAGATTAAATATGAAGATCCGTTTTTCGTAGTGTTAGACGGTGGAAATATTTTTCACATTTTCCTGGGAGAATACGAGCCAGACCCAGCAGGATTAATGGATTTTTGTTTAAAAGTTGCCAAAAATACGAACATTTCATATTTTGTTATCAACAAGAATTTTACTGGGTGTTTAGATTGTAATTGGTTTGGTGGAGGATTACTCGAAAAATGTCCTAAATGCGGATCAGATAATATTGAAGGATATGCAAGAATAACAGGGTACTTCATGCCTATTTCTGGATGGAATGCTGGTAAAAAAGCAGAGCTGGTTAGACGACATCAATATAATGGAGATATTGTATAACATTTAAAAAATATAACAAGTGAAAAAAGAGGAAGTTAAACATCGGCAACATAATAATATTAATTGAGGTGTTATATTTATGTTTGGATGGAAAAAAATGGTAGAGCAAAGTAAACAGTTTGAAGAAAGAATGTCAGATATATCTAAACATAATCCCGGTATACCGTATGAGTTAATTAGGGAAGTATCATTAGATATAGCTAGTAAAAGTCCTAGATCAATATTAGATATTCCAGAATATGAAATTATATGTGAAGTAATAAAGAGACGGCAATAATATGATATACATCATAATAATATTTTTATCGTTATTGGGTGCGTTGCTAACATCTAGCAAGCCCCAACGATTCCGATTTTTCGGTTTTATAATATGGTTTATATCAAATGGATTAATAGCAATAGACTATTATAACATTGGAAATATACAAATGATGCTATTATTCGGTGTCGGATATCAGTTTTTTAATCTTCGTGGTGTGTATAATAACTGGCGAAAGCTTTAAATAGTTTGGCGATGTATATAGAGATGGTGAAATCATGCTTGAGTGTAAAGATGTACCAGTTGAAGTTTGGAAAGAAGTTAGAGATAAGTGGCGTAAGGTAAAAACTTCTGAAGATATTGATTGGAGTCCATGCGCATTGTGCGATTTTGTAAAATCTACATATGAGGATTGTACAATACGTGAATTTAAGGCATGTGATGAATTACAGCTGTGTCCACTCGTAAAATATCACGCGTGTGATGGTTGGCCAGATAAATCAAAACTTCATATTGAGTATTGGGAGGATAATAAAGATTGGGATGATAATGAAAACGAATGGTATGCATACGTTAAAAAGTTTCTCAGAAAGTTAGATGAACTTATCGAGGAGTTGGAATCATGATTCAGTTACTTGGATTGGTTATTGGTGCATTAATAGAACTAAGTTATTGTATAGATTTGTGAATATATATTTGGTTATTTATTGGATCGATTATAGGTACGATATTAAGCGGAAGTCTGTTGTTTATATCTGCTACTTGTTGCCCATTGATAATATTATTTGTAATCGGTGGAATAATAGCAAAGTTATTAATATCTGGATTGGTGTAAATATGATTCTGAGTGGAAACGACATTGTAAAATTTGGGATAGTGTCGGATGTTGAAACTAATGCAATCCAACCCAACTCTATTGATCTTAAATTAACTGGAGTTTATTATCCGGTAACTAAAGAAATTGGTAAAAAACTTTCGGAAGAAGATTTTCACGAAGTTGATAAATTTGTGATAAAAGATATCTCTGCTTGGAGATCTAGCAAAAAAACGAGTACAAATTATTATCATTTAGATTACGACACTAAATATTTATTTGGAGTTCAGAAAATAAATCTTTCTCCCAGATTGCTTCCAACAACTACTATAGAAAATGATCAATTATGTGCAACATACGAAAAAAAATATTTTACGGCAGAAATCAAACCGAAATCATCATGGAGCCGAAGGGGATGGACGATGAGTCCAAACCATTTTGATAGTGGGTTTGCTGGGGATGGTGCAGTCATTATACGAACTCCTCAACATCAAGACGGGATGCCAAGTCAGATAACAGTAAACACAGATATGTACTTCGCTCAGTTAGTTGTATCTGATGCATATCCTACTGAAAATTATAATGGACAATATCAAGGAAGTAAGTTCTAATGGTAAAAATTGTTACTGTTCCAGATGATGATATTATATTAGCATATGAAACATATAAATCATCTAACAAAGTTGCATCAGTATTAGGAATTTCTAAAAGTTATGTGTTGAAGATACTGCATAAATATAATATAGAACTTAGTTATCCAAAATCTGCAAATGAAGATGAGATAGTTAAACTATATAGAGAGGGATATTCTGCTAGAAAATTATCTGAAAAATTTGATATAGATCATCACCGAATAATTAGAATATTAGAAAAATATGGAGACGCAATAAGATCCAAATCAGAATCTAAAAAATTACCTAAAGTTATGAAGCAATGTGTAACTTGCGGAAAATTATTTTTAGTAACTGATAGAACACATTTGAATAAATTGACTTGTTCTAAAGAATGTAGATATGAACATGTTAGAAGACAAGAATTCCGAGAACGTCATTATAATTGGAATGGAGGAGTTGCATCATATAGAGACATTGCAACAAAAATAGGAAAAGAATGGAAGTGTGAAATATGTGGTACAACGGATGGCCGATTATGTGTACATCATATAGATAAAAATCATAAACATAATTATAATACTAATCTTATGATTTTATGTAATAGTTGCCATACAAAATTACATATGCAGAATGGGGATATTCAGAGTATTGAAAATTATGTAAGAGTCATGGGGAGATGAACTTATGGAAATAACTTTCGAAGTGGTAAAGAAAGCAATCGAGCTGTATGCAGATATGTTTGATGATCTGGCAACGTTTTCCGATGTTTGCATTGTTATTGAAGAAAAGATGAATTCGTCGATTGAATTAACTCCAAACGAACGTCACCAGGTACATAACATAATTTTGGAAGAGACCGCAACTCCGAGAGGAAGATTTTTTGAATGTATCGAAACGTCTTATGGAGTAAAATCGGAATGTGATATGGAGGTATAACTATGGAAGATTTTGATGACTATGAAGATGGATTCGAAGACGGGTTTGATGCCGGATATGCACAAGCGATTGAAGACTTCAATATTGAACTTTTAGATGAGATTATCGGGAAACAGTGCACAATTATTTGCAATTGTGGCGGCAATGGGATGCATCAGATGGGAGAACTTACGAAAGTAACTCCTAATGAAGTTGTTCTGAAAACTGGACCAAATACATCTACAATAATTTATAGATCGGACATAACCGTGATCGAATGGATCGAATCGAGGTAGAACCCAACGAATTCGGTCTTTTCATAATTTTTTATAGAGACGGAGAACCGAAAAATTCCAAGTTAATTTCGTGGAAAAGTATCATAAAAATGATGGAGAAGTATATGGAGGATTAACATTTGAAAATACCATCTTCGGTCATCGAATTGGCGATAGAAGAAGCCGAAAAGTCCACGGTAAAAAAAGCTCAAATGTCAGCAGTGATTTGGGACAAAAAGGGGATTCTATCATCTGGGTTTAATCAGTGGCTGGCAAACACTTCAGATGACAGATACAATTATTTTGGATCTGTTTATCATTCTCGCCATGCTGAAATTTCGGCGATTCTTCGCTTAAGAGATGATTGGAGGTGGCGATTAGAGAACGCATCCATTTTTATTTACAGAAGAGGATGGAAATTAGCACAACCTTGCAAACATTGTAAACATGTGTTACATCATATGGGAATTTCGAGAGTGTATTGGTCTGAAGATGGCGGGTACATAGGAGGATATATATAATGTCAGTTAAATATTTTTGTGACGTGTGCGACAAAAACGTAACTAGAAATGAAGACTATTATATTATTACAGGCGATAAACATTATAAAAGTGGAGTTTTCCATACGAATATGACATGGAGAATTTGTGCGGAATGTTTTGAGAAAATGTTTAAAGATGCTGGAAAACATATATGAAGTTTCAATTAATTGATATATCGTATCACATTGATTATGGAAACCCTATAATCGACTTGTGGGGACGTCAAGAAAATGGAGAAGTTGCCCACGTAGAAGTTACAGGGTTTCAACCATATTTTTATATAATTCCAACTGACGAAATGCGACTTTTAGCAGAGCTAGACAACAGGGAACTTCAATGGGAAACTGTCGAAAGATATTTGCCATTATATTATCAGAAAAATAAAACTAAGTGTATAAAAGTTTTTGTAGACTTGCCGGGAAATATACCGAAGTTACGGGAGGAGTTATCACAGTATGGAAATATTTATGAAGCGGACATTTTATTTAGGAATAAATTTCTTTCAGATGTTGATCTTCACGGTTGCGATAACTTGGAATGCTTTAATAGAACCGTACATTACACAGAAATTTCAAAAGCTGAAGCAAAAATTATTCCGAAAGTAATGGCGTATGATATCGAAGTGCTCCCGCCGAAAATCGGCGTACCAAATCCAAAAAATGATCAAATAATTATAATTTCGTTAGTATGTAATGATGGATATAAAAAATTGTTGGTGGCGAAAGATGGAACCGATACAACAGAACGAGAATTTTTAGGAAGTGAATTAGCAGTACTAAAACGATTTATTCAACTTGTTAAAAAAGTAGATCCAGACATAATAATAGACTACAACGGGGATCATTTCGATATACCGTACATTATACAAAGACTTCAAACATATAATTTGATTGCGAATATTGGGAGAGATAATAGGGAATGGCAACAAAGATCTTTTGGCGGAAACGTCGAAACGTTGATAACGGGCCGTGTCCACATGGACGTTATGAAGATCATTCAGAAAAATTTTCAACTGGTGAACTACTCCCTTGCGACAACAGCGAAAGAAATTATCGGAAAAGAAAAGCTAGATGTTCCGGCATCGAAAATGAGGGAGATTTGGAATAATAATGATATTAATGAATTCTTAGAATATGCAGAAGTAGATGCGAAACTAACTTTGGATTTACTCATAGAGACGAAATTGCTTGATAAATATATTGCAATTGCTAAAATTTCTGGGGCTCTTCTCCACAACGTGATAAATGGTGGTCAAACGCAGTTAATAGAACCATTATTATTAAAAGAATTTTATAAAGAGAATCGACTGTTTCCAAATAGACCTACAGAAGCAGAGATGGAAGAGAGAAAAAAATGCGGAAAGTACGAAGGAGCGTTTGTAGGAGATCCCGTTCTTGGACTTCATAAAAATATTGCGGTTATAGACGCACAATCTCTTTATCCCACAAGTATGATTTCCCATAATGTATGTGTTACGTCATTGTCTGAAGACGGTACTATAATTGCTCCGAATGGCGCTAAATATATTTCAAGAGATATATATGTTGGAATTATTCCAAGAGTTTTAGATAAATTGTTTCAAAAGAGATTGGATGCAAAAGCAAAAATGAAAATTACTAACGATAAAGTGGAGTTAGATTACTTGGACTCTATACAATATGCTATTAAAATATATTTAAATTCCATGTATGGATTAACTGGATTTATAGGAAGTCGATTTTATATTAAAGATGTTGCTGCATCTATAACATCTATTGGACGGGATGCAGTATTATTAGCAATGAACATTATTAAAAATGATGGATATGAGGTATTTGGTGGAGATACCGATAGTGTGTTTATAGGAATGCCAACATGGAGATCTGAGAAAGATATTGCAATAGAATTAGAACCAACACTGAAAAAGATCAACGATAGTTTAATAGATCCGATGAAATTTTTATTTGAACATTTTTTTAAAAGTGGAATATTTTTTGCAAAAAAGAGATATATCCTATTAGATAATGATGATAAATATAAAATTAGAGGAATAGAACTCAGAAGAAGAGATTGGGCACCAATAACAGTTAAAACTATGCAACGTGTATTTGATTTAATATTAAAAGAAGACGATTTGAACGGAGCATTACAATATGCACAAAATGCTATATCTGCTATTCGGAATTATAATATTAATGATGATAATAATGCTAACGTTTCTCTTGACGATTTTATTATAACAAAAAAATATGGAAGAATTGAATATACTAATTTACAACCACATGCGGAATTAGTTAAACGACTCATGAAAGAAAATAGAAATGAATTTGGATTAGGAGACCGAGTTGGATATATTATTCGGCGTGGAAATTCTAAAGAGTTATTGCATCAAAAATCTGTATTGCCTGAAGACATATTAAATGGAAGATATAAATTAGATTCTGAGTATTATATAAATAGACAAATGTTTCCCCCATTGGAGCGCATCTTTGACGTTTTTAATATGTCTCCATTGTTATTAAACAAAGGACAAACAACTTTCGACAGATGGTAGCGAAAAGTTTATATAATATGAAAACAAAGTGATATGACATGTCACACAAGAAATGTCCAAGATGTAATAGAATATTGCCAAAAAGTAATTTTTATAAAAATTCTGCCAGACGCGATGGATTAAGTACATATTGTAAAAAATGTGAAAGAGAATATCACCATAATTATTATAGAAAAGATATTGAAAAAAGTAGATTAGATGCACGATTGCGTAATTATAAATATAGAGCAGATAAAGGACCGATGGGCGATAATATAGAATGTCCTGCATATTTAGGAGTGTATATAACGGAATCACTTCTTCATAAAATATTTAATAATGTAACCGTTATGAAAAATGGAAACATTGGCTATGATTTTATTTGTGGAAAAGGATATAAAGTAGATGGAAAATCTTCTGTATTACATGATAGAAAAAGTGGATCACAACGATGGTTTTTTCACATAGGGAAAAATATTATTGCAGATTATTTTATTTGTGTAGGATTTGATAATCGACATGATTTAAATGTTATGCATGTATGGTTTATTCCAGGGGATATTATAAATACTAAAGAAACATTATCAATTTCAATTACATCATTAAAAAAATGGGAACAGTATGAACAAAATAAAGATTCTATAAATGAATGTTGCACGTTATTGAAGAGCGAAAGTTTTAAATAGTATAAGATCGTATAAGTACTAGTATGTATCGGATAAAATGTAGTTGCGGGGATGCAGAATGTTCTGCTGAGATGGAAATTACAGAGCATTTTGATGAAGAAGGAAATATAGAAATATTAATATATAATGGTGGACTTCCTAATAGTATTTACATGGATAAAAACACGATTGCAGACTTAAGAAAATATCTTGCAATGATTTTGATGAGACTTGAGAAAGAAGACGAAGATGAATTAGGGTTTTGTTAGCATGACAAAAAAATATACCATTCATATGCGTTATGCCTTTCCACCAGAAGAAGAAACATTTGAATGTGACGATTACGAATTTGCTCAAGGAAGACTTATAATTCCTGGAGAAGATGGTGAGACAGCAACTATAATTTATGTTTGTGAAGTTATTTATGTATATAAAATTGAACAAAACTATGGATTTGCAGAAGATCAACACAAGATACACACTTTGGAAAAAGAACTAGAGTTCCAAATTCAACAGTATCAAAAAATGATTTCTGCAGATAACACTGGAATAAATACTACTAATAACAATTGTAATTATTCGTAGGTGTTAATTATGGAAAATGATGATATTTGGTTTGATACGTATTATGTATTTTTTTGTTGTATCAATGAATTAATGACACTTGGAAAACGTGCAGTAGAACTGAGTATACATTATAAATCATTTGAGCCAAATATAGGAATATTTTTTGCCAGTGATGGATTGATAAGAGTAGAATTTTATTCATATTGTTTAACATTGGACGATGGATCAAGACATCACGAAATAGAGTCTAACAATATTTTAGATGTAATAAATGAGTTGAAAGATTGGGTGGAGCTAGCCAGATTCGAAGTTAAAGAACTTGAAGATGATTATGGGAGAGATTAAAATTTATGTAAAACTTGATTTGGATAGTCGAGTGAATGCAATTCGCGAAAATTTTTTCAAGAGTTGTGAAGATCACACATTTTTTTATCAGATAGAAATGTGTTTGCAACTTCAGAAAAAATGCCTTAAAGCAAATAGATTTGATTTGGCGGAAGATTTAGCAAATGTTGTAAGTGACGCTCTGAATCGGAGATGGAAATGACTTCTTATATTTTTGGCGGAACTGTATTTAAAACATGGCCGAAACTCATAAAGAAATTGGTTAAGAATGGCGAGATGATCCGAGACGAAACTAGGGAGTCAATTGAGGAGCAATTTACATTAAATCTTGATAATGTTGTAGTGGACATTTCGATGCCAGATGACCGACAAATTCCGAATGGATATCCATATAATAAGAAGTATTTAGAAGAGTACGGGAAACAGTTTTTAAATCCGATAAATGATAAAGGATTTGAATATACTTACGGGGAAAGATTATTATGTTGGCCGTCGAATTCACATCGCGCTACTATAAATCAAATTATGGAACAAGTTATAGAAGAGTTGACATATAATAAAATTTCAAGAAGAGCAATTGCAATAACGTTAGATCCACTAGAAGATTATGCCGAAGTAGATATTCCATGTCTCCAAATATGTGATTTCAAAGTCAACAAAGAACTATTGACTCTAGTTGCGTATTTCAGAAGTCAAGATATAATGGCATATCCCGCAAACGTTTACGGACTAAATGAACTATTGAAATTTGTTGGGAAAGAAACTAATTTGGATTGTGGAAAGATCACGACAGTTTCAAGTTCTTTACACTGTTATGAGAGAGATTGGAAAGATATTTTGAAAGTTATTTATCCAATTGAGAAAGCCATGTTGGAATTTGGAATGTTACGAAGACGTAAAAATGTGTTACTGGAAAAGTATGGTGGGGTTGCATGATAAAATTAGATAGTCGCCCTAAAGAGATTCCAAAAAATAAAATATTAATGAAGTGCGAATATTGCGGATGTCTATGGCTAATATCAGAACGCGAATTAAATATTGTTGAAGATAAAGGGATGTTTCCGAGATGTGACTGTGAGCAAGGACATTCTGAATGTTTAAGGTATGTTTCGGGGATGAAATAATAATGAGATGGTTATTATATTCTGGACCGGATTGTAACAGATGCAAAATGTTGAAGAAGTGGATGCGAGATAACGGCGTGGATTTTAGACAGATGATGATTGATGAGGATTTTATTGTAGGAGATCTTATACGTGAAACTGCGAGACGTGGAAATGCCAGTATGAGTTTACCTGTTTTAATTTCTGGGAACATTTGTTATACTGAACGGCAACTTTGTTTAGATTCTACGCAACTTGATTATAAATTTTTGGAGGATAACATTAGATGATGAAACTTTATTATATTTTTGGAATTATATTAGTGTTAGCATTTTGTGGATGTTTGGAAAAGACCGAGGTAGACAAATATGTTGTGGATGACACTCTCGATAGAAATTTAACTATATCAATACAAAAAGATAATATTACTGATATAAGAGAAACTAAAGATACACTATATATTTATACAGATATTAATTATACGAGGAGTTATTGATGACAAAATTTGAAGAACTTGCAAAAGAAGTAGCGCAATTAGTTGACCAGAAGAATGAAGAATATGGAAACTGTTATGGAGTTGCGCCAGAACTTCTTAAACTTTTTGCGCCAAATGGTATATCACCAAATAAGTATAATGATATTGCTATTTTGATAAGACTCGTAGAAAAAATTAAGAGAGGATTTGGAGGAGAAATTTCACGAGATACTATTATTGATATTATTGGACTTGGATTAAATTGGCTAAAAATATATGATGCGAATAAACAGGATGAATACGTGGCAAATTATGATAGTACGGATGATTGGGGGTAAAAATGACATTCGATTTTATACATGTAGGACTATATATAATAATTGCTTTCGTTAGTATGTTATATGTAGTATTTGTGGCGGATATTATGGGAAAAAATGAAATTCCAATGAATTTAGTATGTGCTATAATATTCGGTTTGATAATTGCATTTTTATTATATGTTGTGAACAATATTTAGACCGAAAGGTTTATATAGTATGAAATGGATAATAATATTAATAATATTTGTGGGATCATCGAGCGGTGCAACGATAGATGATTTGGTGAATGATTTGGAGCGAATACCCGAGAATGCAACTACTGACGAAATTATTTATGTAGTTGGTTGCGCATGGAATTATAACGTTTCCGAAAATGGTATAGTGACGCTGGAAGACGGATATTATGATTTGAAGTGATATAAATGGATGCGACAGAAGAACTTTTATTAAGAAGTGGGTTCCAGAAATGGGACAAATTACTTTTTATAAAAATTTTGGTGAATCGGAAAGGGAATTATCGAGGAGGGAGATTGCACTTTTATCTTCCAGGATATGATCGAGGAGAGTTATACGATAGATATATATTCGATGCAGAATATAAAAATGGAGTTATTTTAGTTCGATATATTGATATGGTTAATAATGATCTTAATGAAGAGTTTATAGTGAGTAATGGGTTTGCAGCGTATGAACTTTATGAAAAAATTTGGGATGAAGTTGTAGAGGAAATTCGTAAAAATGTCAGGGAGACACCGACGGATAGACTATGAGAAATTTCAAATATCTGTAATAGTACGAAATAATCCAGGAATAACACGAAAAGAACTTCTTAAAAAATTATCGATGATGGAGGGAACGTGGTACTTACGGAAATTATCAAGAAGATTAAATAAAATGGATTCAATAAAATGTATTCGATGGTTTAATAAAGATATTAACCGTTATGAATATAAGTATTTTATAAAGTAATTATAATAGGAGTGTTTACAACTGTGATATATATGCAACCATATTATAAAGATAAAAATTGGCTATACAATTCTTATATTATAAATGGCGTTTCCATTTTTGATATGGCGGATAATTCTGGTATTTCCCCAAATAGCATATTACAATGGCTTAAATATTATAAAATTCCTATATATCCAATAGATGATTCTTGTATTTATTTTTTATTATCAAAAGATACAAATAGAGTTAAAATAGGGTTTTCTACAAGATTATCTACTAGAATTAAAGATTTAATATTGATGAATGGATCAGATTTGGAATTGATTGCATATAAACTGGGCAGTCAATCAGATGAAGCAGAATTACACAGGGTTTTTATATCTGATAGATTATATGGAGAGTGGTTTAATTATTCGGCAAATATTAAAAATTATATAGAATCGTTAGAAATTGATAGTAACCAATTAATAAAAATGCAAAATATAATAACTGATATATATAAAAATCAACAATTTAAGATCCTTAGATCAACACATAGAAGTCAAGAATACAACAGATATAAAATAAAAACTATGATAAAAGATTGTCCTGGAATAACTATGTATAAAATAATGAAAATATTAGAACGAGATACTGGAGAATTTATAACAATTGGAAAAGTTCAAAATATTGTAAATTCATTGGAAGATAATAATACAATAATATCTGAATATAAAGATGGTAAACGATTATTATATGTGGTGTAAATATATGACATTTATAATAGATATGGAAAAAACGATATGGCGAAAAAATGGACGTATACAAAAACGTGGTCATCTTCCAAAAGAAGTATATATGATGGGACGAACAGCTTTTGGGTATGAAGGAATAGTAGGAAAATCTGTAGAAGTTGATCTATATGGAACGACATTATTATGTGATGAATGTAAATCTATAGTCAGATATAATAGAAATGGGCTTGCAGAATGTGAAAAGTGCGGACTAATACATTATCAATTTAGAAATCAGAAGAAAATTAGTGCTAAACTAAATATAGTTTCAGAATTTATAAATATAGATAAATATGGGTTTACATCTGAAGATAAAGATATATTAAACAAAATACGTAGATAATAGTATCATAAGCCGAAACTAATAAGGCGATAAGATAATATGTTTGAAATTAAAGGCGATAGATGGTTTAAATACAAGAAAGATAAATATAAAAACGGTAGACTTCCAAAAGAAGTCAGAATGATGGGACGTGGCGCATTCGGACATTCCACAAAAGTTAATACTCGATTGGATTCTGAATACGTCGAGTATACAGATGAGTATACCGGATTTGAATACGTGAGAAGTAAACCAGCGAAATGTGAAGAATGTGGATCACATCTTTATTATAATAATAATTATGAAGTTCAATGTGAGAAGTGCGGGTTAATTATTGGCGAGATCGACATTTATAATATGCAAGTAATAAAAAAGAAATATAAAAATGAAGAAATAGATGATGTCGATGATTACGGTCTAACGTTGGACGATTGGAAAAATATTAGGAAGTTGAGAAAGAAATCACGTTGATTGTATGTACAATTCTTATAATTGGCTATATGATAATTATGTGATTAAAAAAAGAAATCTATATGAAATATCACAAGAGTGGATTCGTCCCAAGGCATGTTATGTACATATGTACATATTACCATAAATAGGTAACGCTTGTGTACATAAGTTTATATGTACATATTTGCCAATGATCTATCATGGGACGAATTGTAGTAGAGCTAGATGAAGAGTTGGACGTGGCTTTCAGAAACGAAGTCGCTCGGAGGTTGGGAATGAAAAAAGGAAACATCAAAACCGCTCTCGAAGAAGCTATCCGCCTATGGATTGCACAAGACGATATTATGTAGGGGATGGCATTCAGTCGAAAACTAAATAAAGGTCGTCCCCTACACTAAACAACTGTGCCGAGAAGACCGTATAGGGTTGAAATAAGCTACCCGAAAAGAGGAAAGCCAAGGTATTTTCTTGCGAAGGATGTTATAGCACATGGAAGGAAATTAAAAGTAAAAAAATACATTTGCAGTGGTCGCGCTCCAACATTAGAAGAAGCGGAGCGGTTTAGAAGAGAATTCGCATATGAAATGGAATCGAAGGCCGCAGCAAAAAAGGCTAGTATAAGTAGCGCTTTTTATGAGTCGGATTATCTTTCACCAGAACAGATAGGATTTATTGATAGTATAGTAGCGGCAACACAAAAGTGTAGAAAGCACAACATTTATTACTGATGCCAAAGTAAGAGGTGCTGATTGAGTTGGAATTGGATCTACAAGATTTAATTGATGGTTTAAATGATTTGGATAAGATAGCTTTGCTTTTGCTTCATGCTAATAATGATGCCCCGATCCGTGGTGAACTTTTTTACCAGACAGAAATATTTTTAATATCCAATTATATATTGGAGATCAAAGATCAGGCCGATTTTATGCCAGGTTGGTTAGGGCCATACAGTGAATCCGCCGAAGTAAGCCTTAATAATTTAATATCATATACTCTAGTGGATAAAAATAGGTCCTGCGGTGGTTATAAGCTTAACAACAAAGGCAAAGAAATTGCAAAAATCCTTGAAGGATCGACCCTTCCAGAATACAAAGATGCTATATCTAATTTTAAAGATCTGTTGAATGATCTCACCAAGGATGAGCTGTTAGCTTTTATTTATTTTTCATTTCATTACTTTACTGGAGAGTCTTTGATTCTCCCTGAAGTGGTTAAGAAAAGAATGCCTTCTATAATATCTCTATATAGAAAGGGTAAAATAAGTTTGGCGAAGGCAGCTTCTCTTTCTGGAATGTGTATTGAAGATTTTCTCGATGTATTGAAGGAGCACTAAGATGAAAATATTCGACACGTCTTCGGTAATTTGTATCTTATCTGAAATATGCTCGCCAAAGATATTAGACATATGTATAAAAAATGGATAATAGAAATATAATAAAACTTTTAAAATAATTATTATATTAATTATAATAAAAAAATAAAAATGGGTGATTAAAAATGGTACATGATTGGTTAACAGACGACATGGCAAAATATTTAAGATTAAATTGTCGCAAATCATGTTACCAATTAAAAGAAGAGTTAGAAGACGTTTTTAATTTTTCAGTTTCTCATAACGAAGTATCTCAGGTAATTCGTGGATATCGTCAAGATTTGAAAGAGCTAAACGATGCTGCAATCGAAGATCTTCGTAGAAGACAAATTGAAGTTTTGGAGAATTCGATAATTTCCGAACTAGCAGAAGCTCAAATAATTCTTTCTAAATATAGATCTAAAGTGAATGAAGCATTTGATCAACTTGAGGGCGGTGTTACTAATCCAAAAGATTATTATACTTTTGCGAGATTAGAAGAAGTTTATAATAAAGCTGTTATAGATACCCAAAAGTTATTATATGAAACGCAGAATAAAAAAGCAGAAATCGGATTACAATTAGACGAAAATAATAAAAAGAGTTTAGTTGATTTGATTAATGATGATTAGTCTTTTTTATATTTGGGGCAAAATATTTTATCGAAACAGTCTTTGCAAAATATAAATCTCCCATCGTCTTCTATACATCCAATTAAATAATTTCCGTTATGATAACACGGATAACATCTAAGTTTATCAAACATAAGAAATGATTCCATTTTCAATCCTCCACTGTAATAATGACGGCTTCTCTCCCTGCGTCATATTCCACATCAGACACGTCCAAGAAATCATCTGGTCGGTCTTCATAGTTTCGACGTACATCAAAAAAAACGTCATCGTCTAGCTGGTAGTCAGCTAGAGCGTTCATAAGCTGGTATACTTTCATCGGTCTTCCTCCATCCAACAAACGCAGAACTGATTTGGGTTTGTCATAGCTTCATATTCCTGTTGGCTGTCGTCCGTGTACCGTACTACTTTCCCACATTTTTCGCAAATTGTTCTTATTGTCATCTTAGGTCACCTCAGTTTTTCACTATGCTATACTTAGCGGGAGACATATATATAGTTTTCCCTCGGATTACACTATTTAGATTATTCGTGTTACTACGGTATTACTAGAGAACAGAAAAGTATATTCTTGCAGAGGGATTCGCGAGGATTTGCGTTAGATTCGCGTGAAGAAAATCATGATGGCAATAATATAAAATAACGAAACGTTTATATACCAGTTTCTGAAATAATAAAAATCAATTTAATTTAATCAATTGAATAAATTTCATATCTTTTTTATAAGAGTTTCGAATAAAAATACGTGAAGAATCATAAGCAGAGAAAATTTTAGGACCAAATTTGGCGATTCTGAGCAACTTCTCTAGCTATCGATTTTAGAAATTTGCATACTTTTCTGTTGATGAGTATTATTTGGTGTGTCGTTGAGTTGTGGCGTCAAGTTTATATATTGGTTTTGTGCAATTATATTAATGGTTGAATAAAAATGAACGAAAAAAAATTAGAGTTTTATATTCATTACGGGATATTGTGATTCTGGAACAAAATATACTTTCATATCATCCGGTAAAAATGTATTTACGGCGCATGTATCGTGTGTGGGGAAAATTATTTCAAATGTTCCATCTCGTCTAAGTCGATGTCCAACTATTCCTTCTTGTTGCATCAAAATTTCTATATCTTCTGGAGTAGCGTTGTGACGCATCACAAAAAGAAAATATGGCATTTTCCTCACCTACCAACGTCCATTTTTAACTATAACTCCAGGAAACGCTTCAAAGTTCTCAAATTGTGATTTTTTAGGAGTTATTAATTTAGATTCACCTATTTCAACCACAATATGAACTTTATCGAAGGTTTCTTTGTTATTTCTCCAGTACTCTACGTCATCTTCTCCAGTTACCCAGACGTCTTTATACTGGCCGTTTTTCTCTCCAATTATCTTATAGTTCTTTGCCATAGATACTACTTGGTGGGAGACATATATATAGTTTTCCCTCTGATTCTACTAACAACTAAATAAGTATTACTACAGTAACACAACCATATCAATTAATACGTTAAATTCCCAGGTTGCGCGAACATGAACGAAATAGCCGCCAAACTTCATGCGAAAGGGCCGATATGGTTTTGTGAACGGATTCTTGGATCTTCGCTATTTGATTATCAAAAAGATATAATAAATGCAGTATTTAAATATCCTCGCGTTACAGTTCGTTCGGGTCATAGCATCGGGAAAACTGTATTAGCAGCAAATGTTATGCTATCATTTTTATATTTGCATAAAGATTCTATTGTGATTTCCACCGCTCCAACTGCAAGACAAGTTACAAAGGTAACGTGGAAAGAATTAAGACGCGCATATAATAGAGGAAATAATTTATATATAGAAGAGTTGGGCGGAAAGTTACTTCCAAAATCTCCAGAATTATATTTAAGTGATGATTGGTTTGCAATTGGTTTATCAACTGATGACCCAGACAGATTCCAAGGATTTCATGCAGAAGATTTATTAGTTGTTGTCGATGAAGCTGCCGGAGTAGATGAAGAAATTTTTGAAGCTATAGAAGGTGTGTTAACTTCTATAAATTGTCATTTATTATTAATTGGAAATCCGACAAACACTTCTGGAACATTTTATGATAGTTTCCAAGAGAATGGATGGAAAACGTTTAATATTTCTGCATTCGATACTCCGAATTTAACAACTTTCGGAATAACACAATCTGACTTTTTAGAAACTGGCTGGGAAACGAAACTTACTTCAAAAATTCCATATCCGTTTCTAGTTACTCCACAATGGTGCTATGATAAATTTTTACGTTGGGGGCCAGATAGCGCAATATATCATTCCAGAGTTCTTGGAAATTTCCCGCCAGAGGGATCTACTATTTTAATTCCTAGAACTTGGATAGATGCTGCAATCGAGCGAAAGCTTTAAATAATTATTGGTGTTATAAATATGACTGTTCTTGGATGTGATATTGCCAGATATGGAGAAGATTCTTCTGTGATATCAATTTGTCAAGATAGTGAAATATTACCATTAAAAATATTCAATAAATTTTCTACAATGGCTATTGCGGGATTCATTATAAATACAATTGAAGAGTTTACTCCTAAAGAAGTTTATATCGACGAAATTGGTTTAGGCGGTGGAGTGGTAGATAGATTATTAGAACAGAAATATAATATTACTGGAATAAATGTTGCTAGAAAAAGTTGGTTTCCAAACGAATTTAATAATTTAAGAAGTCAATTATGGTATAATTTAAGACAGTGTTTAAATCCGAATGCCGATAATCCAATTGTATTACCAAATGATCCAGATTTAATAGAAGAGTTGTCAAATATTAATTATTCATTTGATTCACAGGGAAGAATAAAAATAGAGTCAAAAGATGACATGAAAAAACGTTTGGGTAGATCTCCAGATAGAGCGGATGCAGTATGTTTATCTCTTATCGGTTACGAGCATACTAACCAAAAAATTGGTGGAAGTTCTGGGTTAGGAATCGGATGGGATAATTACTAATCATTTTCCATCTCTGATAATAAATTGCAAACTATAGATCCAATTTCATAAAGACTTCATGGTATAAATAGTTAACGTTAGTAATTTCATTCATCCATAAAGACAAAATTTCCTATATGTTCTAAATCCATATATGCAGATCGGATCATATCGGTATCATATACGGAATATTCGTTATAATATAAAAATGCTTTTATAACAGCTTCTCGAAGAGAAACCGGTAACGGAACAGAGTCAACGAATTTATCGTTTTTTATAATTCTTCGCACTGCTCCGACTAATTGTAATTCTGTATATGGCATACATATACTTACAACTTAATCACATATAAATCTTTCGGTTGGTGATTCCATGCTAGAAAATATAAGACAAAAAATATCAGATAAAATATATACAAACGCAAAATCGACAGGAACCACTGCCGGTCTTCAATTTTCTTTAGAAGCGAGCGAATCAGATTACTCAAGCATTGAACTTGATGATCTCAGAAAAGGCTCAAAAAATGATGTTGTTGATAGAGCTTTATCTGCATGGATTGATTTCGCTTTTCAGCTGG